CTTGATACGGTTGTGTCTATAGTACCTTAGTTCACTGCTGAGCTAGTGCTTTTACGCCGTTATTCCATTCCTTTACCTTGTTCAATCCGTCTTCCGCAATTGCGCCTTCTCTAATGAGTTGCGTAATCTCTCCATCGAAGCTTCCTTCCTCTTCTGTATATCTTCCCATCGCATCAATAAGTTCGGACCGGTCGTAATCGGTTCGTTCAGGATCTCCGGTGCTGGGGGTGGGGGTGGGCAGTAAGCTGCGACGGGGACTTTCTGCGCGCTTGCGCAACTCGTCAGCGTAAGCACCAATGGAACTACGAGCAAGATTAATTTCATGATCTGTGTCCTTTTTCAGTGATTCGTACTTCTGGTTTTTGAGTTTCCCTTGCAGGTCCGCTACGACACCTACCGCTTTCGTTTCCGCGACGAACTTATCGAATCGTGCTTTGGTAAGTTCGAATTGCGTACCCTGGTACCAATATAGGCCACTTACTATGGCGAGCAATACGCATACTGCGGCAAGGACATAATGAAGTGGATTTAAACTAATTCCGAACATACTTACCCCTTACCTCTTGAATTTAAATCGATTATAGGGCTTTATAATCGCCTAGTTTTTAGGCATATTCCTTCGTTATCACGTTTCCGTTCTTCAGCCGCTTAGATGTCCCTTTCAAGCCCCGCTTCTTGAAGTAACCTTTAACATCCCGGTGCTCCTGCAGTGTTGCTGATTCCCCGTTTATGAAAACCATACCTTTGAACTCATACAATCCTTCGCTGATTATGTGAGCCGTCACCGATCCGCGGTATGGCAGTTCATTGGGTTCCGAATAGAGGAACCGCAGAAGGCAAACCCTTTCTGACAACCATTCCGCTGTCACCGTATCGGAAATCTTTTCGTGTCCGAGAAGTTCCCATATGTTATTCATATCTACCTTCACAGATAGCCCGTTCCTCTTCCCTGCGAGCGGTGAGCCCGGCCAGTACCTCCCCTTTCTGTTTATTCCACTTGCTGAGTTCTGCGCACGCGCCGGCGTAGTCTTCAGCGTTAAGTTTTTCTACTAGGGTGGAATTGCAGAATGCGGACACGCCTACATTGTAGGTAAACGAAACGTAAGCCCCGAACTCGTAATCGTAGAGCGGTACTTTCACGCATCGCTTCACGCCAGCAACGTACACCGTATCAAGTTCTTTCATGAGGTATTGAAGGCCGCGCACGGGGTTGGATTTGTCCCCCATCTTCACGCCCTTGGTGCGCCCGAAATCGATGGTAGGAACGTCGTTAGGCGTGGGCAGGTAGGCTTCACTCTTGTATCCTTCCTGGATAGCTATTCCCACCATGGTAGAGGCTGCGAGTACAAGTCCGGCGACGCCTTGCCGCGTCTTCACGCCCCGCCAACCCCTTCTGTCAAACAGTCGATACGGTATAAAATCTCCGCCTTCTTGTCTTCGAAGGCCGCATCGCAGCGGTGTTGGGATTGGTGAGTGCGGGCGGGTTGAGCGTGCTTACGGGGGGCCGGTTCGGCGTATTTACGCGGAACCGGAGTTACCATCTCCACCGGATCGTAAACAGGTGGATCCTTCACGGTGCCCACGCTACCGCAGGCAACAAGGAACAATGCGCCCAAGCAGTACTTAATCACTTGCGCTTCTCCATCACACGCCCCAGGTGGTCGAGCTTGTCTATGGCGGCGTTATGGAACTCTTCCTGCCCGCGCTTCATGACGGTGATTTCGTCCCGGAGTTCGTAGATCATGCGGTCTTTAACCTTGTCTGATTGCTTGAGCAATTCAACGTCGGTATGCATATTGAACAATGTAGTAGCTGCGGTGATGCCAGCCGTGCCCAGGGCTGGTAAAAGCCATTTAGGTAGTACCAATTTATCCCCCTCCCCGAGCACATATTGGCGTCACTTATTGTTAGAAGAATACCGCGCCCACTATTCCGCCAATCCCAAGCAGGGCGACACCGAACCCGCAAGCAATGGCGCCAGCCCATTTCGATCGAGCCCATTTTGCAAGCAACGGATTGATTTCTTTATTGAAGCCGCTGTTAACTTTTTGCGCATCGGCCAGGGCTTTCGCTGCCATTGCTTCTACTGCGTCGTTGAAATCTGCCATTTTGTTTCTCCTGTAGAACGTCGTGGACATGGTTACCCTCTCAGTCGTTGTATTGTACTACTGGAAAATTAAAATATCTGGTTAACTGTACGCTTTCTTTAGATACGCTAAGCTGACCACCATAATGTCATATTTTCCTTCTTCAACTTCGTGTTTTACAATGATTCCCCGCTTCTGGCTATTGCCCTGCGGTCCTAGATACTGCTCGTCGTGGCTGTAACAGGTTGCGCAGAAAAGCGCGGTCTGCAATGTCTTCTTGTGGATGGCAATATCCATATGCTGAACATGGCCCATGGTAGCGGACCGTTGCCGCTCGCGCAGGAGAACGGCGGCTGAACTAACCGGCCGTCCCATGACGCCTGATATAAAGTAGTGGGAGTAATCGATACCGTCGCGCGTGATAACATGCAAGAAGGGGTGATAGTTCCATCCGTACTCTTCGATACCCAGGTCTTCGATATCGATCTTTCCATGGTATTCCGGATTATTATCTGCCACGCGGGTTACCCGGTGCTCGTGGTTGCCTTCGCAGAAGTCCATTACGGGTTTGTAATTCGGCACCGCCAGGATCGGCTTCAATAACCGTTCCATGGCGTCGCGCCCGGCCTTCACATCCTTGACATACCGGCGGCCCTCGAACGGTAGCTTGCCCTTGTCGTAAATCGACAACGAAGGCATGTCCCAGAAATCCCCGATATTGATGATGTTGTCCGGTTTCTTCTCCGCGATGTAGTTACCTATCCATTCCCAGTGATCGGTATTCACGCCTTCTTTAACCTGGCCGTCGGGGATAACGATGTGCATTTTCCCGAGACGTTCCCGGGTATGGATTCGGGGAGCTTCCTTGCGGAAGGTCGGACGAAGCCCGGCAAGCCGGGCGTTTTTAACTCGATTGGTGAGAGTACTTCGGTCCACGCCGCAACCGGCTTTTGCGGCTAGTACCGGTGATCCGTACTCTTCAACAAAATTAAGTGCTTGTATTAGAACCGCGTCCGGTAAACGGGGGGTTGGCAATTACGATATCCTGTTATCTAGTATTAAACTTGAAGTGATATTGGTGAAAGATTGCGACCATCCGTTCGGAGCGGAACCGCAAGCCGCTAGTTTCGCCGTGGCGGTTGCGTCTTCGAATTGGATTGCGAACGCAGCTTTGACTGTTCCTTCGAAGCCCATGAAAGCACAACCCAGGAAACAGAAATCGGTATCACCAGAATGGATTTTCACGTCGGGAAATAACCTGTTCCGCTTGTTGAATTGGCTAGAAAGCGCGTGCCGATGAAGACCCTACGGCCAGGATAGGCTGATGACGTACGCTTAGCACTCTCAATTCCGAATCTCAAGTTGTGATCTATACTTCCATTCATGAAAACCATGTCGTTCACACCGGCACCGATATACAACCCGCCGATTTCGTTAACGTACAGATTGACTGCGGTACACTGAAGCTGTGAGGTAGACGCTAAATACATCCCATACCCATGACTCGCCCCGATATTGACGCTGTACATAGTCACATCGTAGGAGTCGATGTAGATACCGTGACCCGAATTCCCCTCTCCGTTATTGTAGAAGAGTAAATTGGATAAGAGATTGTTTCCTCTACGCTTTCCTATATACAAACCACCGCCGCGCCCGTTCACGAACTGGACGTGATCCATGATGAAGCCGTACGGGTACGCGGAAATTAGATCGTCGTCGGCCTTGACGATGTATTCATTCGCTGTTTGTTGTGAAGCGTTGCCATCGAGTAAAAGGTTTTTGAATATCGCGTGCGGAGCGTCACCGGCGAGAAGCTTGAACAGCGGCCTGTTTGATCCTGGCTTTAGTAGAATGCGTGAAGATATCCAGCCGTTCCCCCTTCCATCGTAAGCTGCGCCCTGAAGAGTGCACCCTCTATGTCCTTGCCCTGTATCACTCCCGGATCCGCCGCCCAGATCAATACCGGAACAAACATACGTTCCTGAAGGAAAAAGTAACGTTCCTTTAACGAGACAAGCCGCCTCATACCCTGCCAGGATAGCGGGGGTGTCGTCGGTCGTGCCGTCGCCCAACGCTCCGTAGTCTTTCACGTTCAGGAATCCGGGGACCGAGCCGCCACTCCCGGTTGACGTTGGTATAGCTGCGATTGCTGCCGCCATTGTTGCGAAATTCGCGTTCACCTTATTAGCGTCCGCGTAGTGGCTGGCCGATACATCTACTAAATCCATAAGATCACCAATCGATTGCGTTCAGTTGTTCGGGGGTAGGGTTGCTACCCAATGCGGTGATCTCGTCCTGAAGCCGTTGCCGCTTCCCCGTGGCAGTGCCGTGCAGGAGGGTGAAGGCGTCGGCTTTCTCTTTAATCTTGTCGATCAGGTCGCCCGTGCTCACGCCGCGCGCTTCGGCGGCCGCGGTAATCCAGGGGCGGGACATGAGCACGGAGCGGGCTTCGGATTCTTGGCGAAGCCATGACTCGCGCTCCCATTCCGGGTACCCCGCCACCGCGGCGTCAAGTTCGCCTTGGTATGCGTCATCTATCCGACGGCGTGCTGTGGCTACCGGGTCGGGATCCGTGAACTTGCTGTAATCGGCCAGGAGTCCATCGAACTGTTCGTCGGTGAGTTCTCCGGAGCCTTCCGGCAACTCAGCGCATTCTCCGAAACGTAGCAATTTCCCTTCGCTATCCCGATATGCGTATCTCATCACCATGCCTGATCTATGTAAGTTTTCCAGGAACCGGGGTTCGTAAAAATATCCCCGGTACAATTGGGTAATCCCCAGTACGTTGCATCTTCTATAAATGGAGTATTTTCCTGGATCACGCCGATACCCTTGGCGATCCAGAGTTCGATAGCGTACGAACTGTAGTCCTTGAATGACTGGTAATACGCACCGCTGGCGGATACCGGACCAACACACCGAACAGCCGGTACATTCGGCGTTTTAACACCGTGGTACATTACGATATGCGCCACGTCCGAATACGTCTTGCTGCCACCCAATGACCAGTTCCCGCAAAGATCGCGCCCGTATTCAGGAGTAAATTCCGGTAGGACTTCCAGGAGTCCGGTCTTGCTATATGCTTTTACGCCCGAATCTGCAAAGGCTGCTGCGGGGTAGTTTTGTCGCCATACCGATACCTCATTAATAACCGCGGTATCAGAAAGCCCGCCTGGACCCGCCCATAGCAATCCCGTGTTAGCCCCTGTTGCAGTCCGATAGCCCAAAGCAACGTTGGGTGTACACCCCGTATTCGAAAGCCAGTCCCCTACTTCGGTAACACTCTTGTCGTCCCCCATGAACAGCACAGCGTAAGTGGCGATACACCACGCCCCGTTCTTCCAGTACGTTTTCTGCCAGGTGTAGTGATACCCGGGCTTATTCAAATTTAGATAGCCAGAGTACAAGGAGAGAAAACCGGAAGGGGCTTTTGTAAATGTATATTGGGAACTCACCACGCCCGTAGATTTGTTAAATGTTACCGTACTGCTATCCGGGAAGTACTCCCGTAGGTCTATCGCGTCCATTACCGTACCCTTCTTGCGATCAAGAAACCCCAGGCCGCTACCGTACTCACGGTGAACCCGGCTGTAGCCACACCATATACCGTCGTAGTTGATGCCAGGGAATACCTCCGGTAAGGTATGGCGTACCCCATGTCCACAGCCCCCGGAACGAAGGCGGTACAACGGTGTGAGAATTGGTACGCATCGGGAGTAGCACTTGTCAGACTGGTACCCCCGAACAGGGAAGACACACTGGTAGATGCGCCGAACCTAAAATTTATAAGTCCGAAGGTATCCCAATCGCCGGCGGACAAAGACAAGGTGCCCATGTTGGCAGAGACACCGCTTGTAAGGGACACCGCCGATACTGCGGGTACGAAGACAGAGACGTATTCGCCTACCGATCCGGCGTTCGCGTCGTTGTTGGTGGTAGTACCTTTTATCCCGGTGAGTTGTCCCGGCGTCAGCAAACCCGTTACGCCCAGCGTTCCGCTTAAAGTGGTATTTCCAGTTACGCCCAGTGTGCCGCCTAGCGTAGTGTTTCCCGTGGCGCCCAAGGTGCCTGACGCCGTTAGGTTCTTGGCTGCGAAATCCTGGGTGGACAAACCGGCCAAAGCCGCCGCGCCGAGAGTGGTTCGGGCGGCGGCGGCTGTGGCGTCGTCTAGCAGGGTTTGAATGAAGGCGGAAGGGGTAAGGCTGGCAGCAACCGAGAACGTCAGATTTGAAGTACCTATTACCGGATCGGTGGTCGTGAGCTTCCATAACGTTCCGCCGTTCGTGGTACCGGAAACCACGAATATGAGAGTACCTTGGATGCAATCCCGCACACCGTCGAAGTCGGGTGCCCGTACCCAGGTCGAAGCCTGGCAGTAGTAAATACCGTTGGTGGTTGTGTCGGATTGGTTCTTGACGAGTACCCTGTCCTCTTCCGCAACGGCTACGCCGTCTATGGTTTGAGTACCGGATAGGGTGATAGCTGCGGTGGTAGCAACAAGAACCGGGGCTTTGATCCCCAGTTCCCCGATGAGTCCATTTATTCGGTCTTGAACAGTCGCCATATAGCCCCTACAATTTCAGGAACTATATGGTACTTAACGTAAAATATCAATTACTTTATCAGTTACTTTTTCGGAGGACCCGATATCAGTGCGGGCAATATTCCCATCCCTTCTACCCTACCCTCTTCTATGGCGATAATGCCTTCCATGGTAGAATTTATCTGTCCGGCGGGATAGTGCAGCAACGCCCCTGCCACTTGGTTCGCCGCCTTGAAAAACGCGATGTCAGCGTCCCCTTGGTTCGTTTGCTGGCCCAGTTTATACAAGTCGCTGAAGAACCGCAGTCCCGCCGGACCCTGATACCCGAACCCCTGCCCCCCGGCCGCGGTATCGATCGCCACGCCGGCTTCACGTAACAGTATCATTTGTCCCAGCATGAAGTTCAGTTGCTCATGCCTCAACTTCTTGCCCAGGCATTCCAGATCATCCCCGCATTCGCCCTTCAGCAACTCCTTCAGGGCAACCGAAAACAACACCGGTACCGAGTTCAACAGTACCAGATCGGTAGCCAGCATCGCTACTTGAGACGGCGACTTGAAGTTCGTCCGGCGAACCGCTTCCACGTTCAGGTTATACGTGGCGGAAAAGTAAGAATAGAAATTCGTGAATATCTTCTGCAGGGGGCTGCCGCGCTGAACCTTGGCGAGATCCTTCAACTGGCCGCCGGACTGTGAATCCAGTACCGCTTGATCGGCAAGCGCGGCCGCCTGTTCCTCGATTGCGGCCCGCTCCTTGGCGTCCGCTGCATTCTGAAGGTTCAACTGTTCGGCGGCTTTCTCATAGGCGCCTAGCCATGTCGGGATATCCACCATGCGTTGCATCTTGCCGATAAGGGCGAAGTAACTAGCCTTGAACGCGGACACCTTCTCGCCGGCGCGCACAGTGTTCAGCACTTCGTTGATTTCCCGCTGCATGGTCTTACCGCGGTCTACCATCATCTTCGACTTGCTGTTCACGAACGCCGAACTGGTGAGCGGCGATTTCGTAAACTGGTATACTCCGCGCGCGATGTACTTACCGCCAACCCGAGCCCAGCTTTGCGCAAGCCCGGACGGCTGAAGCAGTGCGGTAGTTACCCGCCAACCCATGCCCACCACGGTAGAACCCACACGCAAACGGTTTATGGCGGCTTCCGTGCCGTTCTTCGCCGGGGCATCGCCCGCTGCTATGTCGACCACGGTATCGCGCAAGGTGCGCAGTATCTCGGCCCCGTAGTGCGCGCGTATGGGGTTGTCCAATGCCTTCAGCAAACGGTTTGAGTCGACCAGCCATTCCTGCCAGGCGAGCCGATGCGTTACCTCGCTCACGTGCTGGCTTATGGCGTTGTAGCTCAACAGGATGGGACGATTCACTACAGAGTCGGCCCGGGCCTTGGTGAACCCCGAACGAGTCGCCGCGGAGTTGAATGCGCCTTTCATACCCAAGCGAAGATCGGTTGCCGCTTCCAGGGACTCGGAACGGGAGGATAGTTCGGTATCGTACTTCACCGGGAAGTAACCCCCGCGATACGTGCCGTACTTTGTCTGCACCGGTGCCGGGTCAATCCACTGGGGTTCGATGCCGGTAAGCCGTCGCTCTAGGGCCGCTACCTGCGGCTTGTATTCGGCGATCATGTCCCACACACCTTGAACGAAATCCCATTCCTCTTGCGTCAACGTGTCGAGTACCCGTTCGGCGTCCGGCAAGGAGATGGCACGGGTACCGGTAATCCCGCCGTCCAATAGCCGTTGGCGATTCCCCTCATTCCCCCAGTTCATTGCGAACATGATCCGCTGTTCGTGGGACATGGATAGGTTGGTGCCGGGCACCACCCGCTTCTTGGCGTAGATGTTCCCGGGTATCGGGTCTTTCTTTATCTTCTTGAAAAGCGCGGCCAGCTTGTCGGTGGCGTCGGCCTTCATTTGCGTTTCGCTGTCCCCGGATTGGTTCATTCCCATCAGGAAATGATTGAACATGAACCCGTTGTCCTTACCCCCGTCCATCTCCCGCATGATGCTGGCGAACTTCCGGTGGTCGGCTGTCATTTGCCGCCACCATTTGCTTGCTATACCGATGGTATCGGTCGGCGTGGCGCGTTCTTCCACTGTACGGTTTGCGTTCTTCTCTATCGCGTCGATACCTTCGGCTACGATGGCGTTGAACTCGCGCTCGTCCTTCGCCTTCAGGAGTTTGTTCTTCAGCCGTCCAAGGTGCTCGATCTGCTTGATGGAGTCCACCAAACCCCGGAGTTCTTCCACGGTCATGTTCTTGTACGACTTCAGCTTCGCCGCGTCCATAAGCGCGGCATCTATCGCCGGTTCGAAGCCCAAGGCTTCCTGTTGGTCTATCCAGTCGGCCAGGCTTTGCCGCTTGTCGATCTGCTTAAGGGTTTGCCCTTTGCGGAAATCGAACGGCCGCAGGAGGTCATCGATCTGTTCCAGGTATTCAAGGTCAAGGGCTTTACGTGTGCCTTCCGTCTGGAACTTGCCAACGTACCGCAGTATCTTTTCTACCTCCTTCACGGCTTCCGCTGACGCCTTGGCAAGCCGGTTGTTCAGGAGTGCCGCCCGCTGCGCAGCGATCGCGCCTTGCGGGTCTTTCGGTGCGAGTTGAATAGCTTCCTTGTTGGCCTTCGTCTCCGCGCGCTCGTACTGCGCGGGCCGCAGGTCGCGCACCTTGCGAGATGCGATCGTCGCTTCGGCGGCTTGCTTCGCGGCCTTGTTCAATTGGTTGGCCGGAATGGGAGACTTCGCCAGTATGGCGAGCCCCGTAGCCAGGAAGCGCGCGCGGGCTTCGTTGTGGATAGCTGCTTCGGCTGCCCGTTCGATATCCTCTTCACTGGACAGTTCACCGTATTGCTCCAACATGCGCTGGTCGGTGATACCTTCGATCTTCTCCTTGGCCGACTCGCCGTTCGCCAGTTCGAGGATCAGGGCTTCCCCGCTGGGGAACCCGAACATTTGGGCTGCGAGTTCAGGGGATAGGCCGTCTTCTGATGTCATGCCGCGGAGCTTCGCCATGTCGAGGGTTACGGTACCGCCTTTCGGGAATAACGCGGCTACGGCCGTGGAATCGAGCTTAAACCCGGCTTCCGCCTTGATCTGATCCCCGGTTGCCGGATCCGTCATCTCACCTGTCTTCAGGAAGGTGCGGGCCTGGTTCACCGGTTCGGACATTACCTCTGTCGTTACCTGATCCTGGACCGCTTTACGTTTTGCCTTAGCTTCCTTCTGCAATTCCTTGATTGCGCGTTCCTTTGCATTGCTCAACCATTTCATGTCGCGCAAGCTGCGCGCGGATAGGTCATCGATGGCCCGTTCCGTGGCCGCTTCGCCCAGGTCGATATATTCCTGGAACTGCTTCGGGGTTATCTTGGCGGCTTCGGCGTTGGGGAACAGTGGGGCGTAACCGCGAACCGCTTCCGTTGCCCGGATCGATTCTTCGGAAGCGATGAGCCGGTCGAAGATACCCCGCACTTCGTCGTTCAGTTTTCCGGCTAGAGGATTCTGTTTAAGAAAACTCTCTAACGATTTGTAAACGTTCAGCATCCACGCACGGAAGCGCGCGAACACGGGTTGCATTTCGGTAGTGGGGGCTTTGCCTTCCAGCATGTACCGTTCGAAGGATTGCGCCCATTGCTCGTGATAGGGGCGTTTCTGGTCGAGGTTGAAACCGCGCCATGATTCCTCTGTGACTTCGAACCAATCCAGAGTTTTGCGGAAGTCATCCTTTATCTGTTGCGGGGCGTCTGGGCGTCCGGCCAACTCTGCCAGGGCTTCAAGGTAGAAGTGTCCGCCCTCGTGCAAAGTAGATGATAGGTCCGCGCCTTTCAGTAAAGATATGGTGAACGTGTCGGGGTTGTACCCGGCGCGGTTGTTCTGGTAGAACTCATCGCCATACTTCTTGACAAGCCCCTCGCGTGTGAGTATAGTTGCCGCAATCGTGGGCGAACGCCGTGCGGTGGGTTTACCTGCCGGTGCCATGAGACCACGGGGATCACGGTGCATGGGAATTAGCCCCGGAGCCGCCTCGGTAGTAAGAGGATCACGGTGCATGGCAATCGTTGCCGGAGCCGCCCCTGTAGTCCCGGAAGCCCTTGCGTTCGTGAGGGCTTCTTTATTTCTGGCGTACACCTTTACCCCGCGGCGACCGATCGCAGATTCCAACCAATCCGACAACCGCTGCCCGCTCGTATCATCGATGGGGGTGATAGTACGTACCTTCCCGTCTCGGACGCCTACAGCGATCCGTGCGCCCTTATCCGTGAGTGCGTCTACGACCACGGTAACGCCGCCTTCCCGGTGCGGGAGAACAAACAGCGGGTCCGACAATAGCGCGGGCAGATTCTCGAACACCGACATCGGGACTTCAGGGTGCTTTTCATGGATCTTAAGAAGTGCCCGTGTCGGTAGTTCCAGCGAATTTACCTTGGTGCCCATCTCCCGCAGCACGGCGGGCGTACTCATTACCGGCACGTAATCCAGGCGTCCGGTTGATACCTTCGACACCGACTCCTTCCACCGCTGTACCGCTTGCTCCGTGGGGTTGATGCCGGACTGGTTGAATACTTGCGGTTCCCGGCGCATTTCCGGTTCCCCGAGTGCATTTATCTTCCTGCCTGTTTGTACAAATCCTAGCGATTCGTAAAACTTCACCAGTTGGCCGGTGCTGGTTTTCTTGTCCAGTGCGGACGCGTCAAGGGTAACTACTTTGCCTTGGCGGTCGGCTTGCTGTAGGAATTGTTCCATTGCTGCCCGCGCGCTGCCCTTGCCCCGTTTGGCTTGCGGGGTTCGTACTGAGTAAATCTTTAGCGCGCCGTCTTCCGTTCCATAGGATAAGGTGCTGTCCCCTACTTTCGTATCCTTGATTCCGGGCGAGAAATCGAACGTGTCTCGCTGATTCAAAATATTCCCGGTATTCATCGGCGCAAAGTTCAGGGGTAGCCGCTCATACAGTTCGGAAGGCGTTATGCCGAGCTTCGCCGCCTGGACGGCGTAGAACTCGCGGAACGGCACAGCGTAAGCGGCGTTCACTTCAGGTGTGAACCGTCCGGCCTTGTTCATTTGGTCGAGTATCTTATCATGCACCGCTTGCACGTCGGCCTTGTAGGTGTCCGGCGTGTTGGCGTCCGCCATGATCTTTTCGGCTTGCTTGCTTAACTCTTCTTTCTGTCCTTGGTAGAACTGCTGGGCTTCGGTGTAGGTCATGCCGTCCGGGCTCGCGCGCAAGTGATCAATGATCCCCTTCTCGACATCGGTGCCCGCGACATACGTAGCGTAGTCCGCCAACGATATCCGCACTTCGCCGTTCGTCTTCTGCGCTTCCCCGAGTTGTTGCGCTACCTCTGGCATCTTCTTCGCCAGTTCTTGCGCGTTAACCCCGGATTGGTTCAGCACTTCGCCCAATACCTTGCCGTCGACATAGACATCGGATAGGTTGCCGTCTTCGGTCATAGTAGACATGAAATCGTGGAAGGCTTGCGGGTCGCGCTCGCGCAGCGGATGTTTGCCCGCAAGTTCACCGAGTCCCCGAAGCACATTATGATTCTCTTCCGCGCGCTGCGCACGGCCCAAGTCCACCATGGTAGAGCGTTGCAGGGTTTCGATTCCTTTGGCTACCGCCTTCGCCCCGCCCACTTGTATCGAACCGCCGACCGCCGTAGCGATCAGGGTTTCCAGTGCGGCTTCGGGACGTTCGGCCAGGTACTCGCTGAACGGTTTGTCGGGGTTCAGCGTTGCCCACTTGTCCAAGTCCTGCAGCACGGTTGCTGCCTGTTCCCCGATACCTTCCCGGATCATGAACTGCGTGGCCGTCTTCAATAGACCGGTCTTCATCGTCAGATTCTTGAGCAGGTTCCCGACCGGGAAAAGTTCGGTAGCGTATTCGATAATCCCCTGCTTGGTAGCGTGGATCAGGGCTTCATTCAGCGGTAGCCCCTTGTCCGTGGCTTCGCCCAGCGATTGACCGGCGGTAATGGCTGAGAGTCCAGCGAGCATCGGCGCCGGCGAGCCCGTGGCCACCGATAGCGGGAGCATCATCAAGGAAGTAGCGGCCGATTGAACGCCGCTGTTTATCCCCCGTTCAACGGTCCCCATTTGGGAAGTGTTGGGCGCGAGATCGCGGGCGATACCCGTAGCCCTTTGTCTCATGTCTAAAGCCGTCGTGCGCAGCATCTCGCCCACGTCAGGCAAGCCGATTGTCTCGGACAGGGGTTTGGTAACGTTCGTGGAAAGAATCGATCCTGCAGCCTGTACGAAAGACCAGATAGCCGCATTTGCGGATGGGAAAGCGGCGGCGGCGGAACCGGCCAGGTTCTTGCCGAACTGGGCAATTTGCGGCAATCCCTTGGCGGTCGACTCGATCTCCCCGAGCGCGGGCAAGTCCTTACCGGCTACCGCTGCGTTGTCCCCGTTCTGCGCCCAGCGGGCGAGTGCCGGGTACTTCGCCATGATCTCTTGCGCTTTGGTGTTCTTCAGGAAGGCTTGCGATTCGGCGTCAGCGGTCGGCGGGAGTATGGCTTGCGGCATGCCCAACTGTCCGGCCAGCTTGCGGCGTTTCGCTTCGTCCTGCGGGTTGGCCGTGGCCGCCCTTTGCAAGCTCATGCCGAGCGTATCCAGCGCATCGCTGTTGGGCGCGGTTACTGGCGGCGTGGGTTCGGGGGGTTGTCCGTTGCGTTGTTTCTCGATATTGCTTAATGCCGCTTCGAAGTTGTAGGCCAAAGTCTATCCTTATTGTGGTATTTGATTTACTCTTTCGCTTGACGGAGTCGGCTTCTCTTCTGACGTGTTTTTTCCGCGGGCGGCATGGTATGCTTTAGTGGCTTCTGAAGGCGGATTTAACTCAAACTTGAATCCGCCCATCCCGACATTCAGTGAAGATACGCTACTCGATTTGCTCGGTTCATCTTTAGGTTGGCTTCTGACGTACTCTGCCAAGGCTTCCGCTTCGGTGGGTATGACCTTCATTTTCTTGATCCGGGCAAGTTGCTGCAGTCCGCTTACGAATCCCCAGGCGTCGGCCAATCTCGCCGGATCGTTTCCGACAACCGCCGCAGCCCGTCCAGCAAACGCCGCAGGGTAAGACGCGCGCCCCGGCGTCAGTGCGTAGGCTTCCCGCTCGTTGGTCCCGAAGAACCGCCCGGCTTCGATATAAACTTCGCTCGCGCTGCGCAGAATTTCCTTTTGTTGCTCGAGGTTCGGGGCTGCCTTGTTCGTCTCCTTCCATTCCTGGAAGCGGGATTCCACCATGCCTTTATAGGCTTGCGTTTTCTCCTTGTTGCCTTGCGCGCTTGCTGGTATCGATGCGTTGATCAGGTCCGGGTCAATCTTGGCGGAAGCCACGCCCGCGATCCGGCTTTTCTGTTCGGCAAGTAGCTGCTTGACTAGGGGCGCCCCGATGGTGGGTGATAGAGCGTAAAGCTGTTGACGGGTCATGCTGGTGAATTCCGGCGAATCCAGCGTATCCATGAAAGCCGCGAACACCTTGGGATCGTCTGCCTTCTTCGCTTGCGCGCGGTCGTTCTGTACCCGGAAAAATTCACTGGTAGATCGTGCTTGCCCGCGCATGTATTCCACTAATGGTCCGCGTTGCTCCGGTGTCAGCGCGCGGTACTCCGGGCTGTTCAGTATCTTGTTCATCGCGGCGTTGTTCGCCCCTGCCAGGGAGAACTTTTCGATTATGTTTCCCTTGGCGTTGGCATCGTCCACCTTCGCGGCTTGCTGGAACTGGCCGAGTATGGATTGGGATTGCTGGTATATGCCCGGCGTCTCCGCGTTCTTTGCAATGTAGGCTTCTACTTCCGTTCCGCTCTTGCCGGATTGCAGCATCCTGAACGCTTCCAGTCCGATATCCCGCCCGCGCGCGAAGTCTGTAGCCGGCTTGATTTGCCCTTCTATCGTCTT